ATGACGCTTCAGCTCAGAAAGTTCGATCCGTCCAAGATGGCGAACGACAAGGTTTGCGTCTTTATAGGAAAGCGTGGTACAGGCAAGTCCACGCTCGTGACTGATATTCTCTGGCACAAGAAGAACATCCCAGCCGGAATCGCCATGTCAGGAACCGAGGAGGGTAACGGCTACTACAAGCAGTTTATCCCAGACCTGTTCGTCTACGGAGATTACAATAAAGATGCTCTCGAAAAGATCATAGAGCGTCAAAAGAAGCTTCTGGCCGCCGGTAAGTGCAACCCCGTTTTCATCCTCATGGACGACTGCATGTATGACCGAAGCTTCATGAGGGACACGTGTATTCGTCAGCTTTTTATGAATGGGCGCCACTGGAAGATCTTCTTCATGATGACGACCCAGTACTGCATGGACATGACGCCCATGATTCGCACCAACGTGGATTACGTGTTCGCCCTGCGAGACAACGTCCGTCAGAACCGCGAAAACCTGTACAAGGCGTTCTTCGGCGTCTTTCCGACGTTCGACCAATTTGCACAGGTCATGGACGCCTGTACCGAAAACTACGAGTGCCTGGTGCTCGACAACACATCAAAGAGCAACAGGATCACGGATTGCGTGTTCTGGTACAAGGCGCCGATCCGCAGGGGATTTCACGTGGGGTCCCCAGCATTTTGGCAGTATCATCAGCGCCACTATAACCCCAGGGCGGTTGCACAACCGGCGGCGCCCACCTCCGCCCGACGGGGAGGGACTGTGATTGTCAAAAAGTCGGGGGCGCGTACTTGACGCTTCTTTCTTTTCATAAGCTGAATTAGATGTTGACGTACGATCCGAACGTTTCTGATTTGGCAACACCCATGCCCGTTGCGTCGGCATCTGTAGAGGTGCCCACGCAAAAAGAGGAAAATAAGCGCACTGTTCCCACAGGCCTTTTGCGGGACGCCGAGCCTGAAAAAAACCTAGACGAATCTCAAATGGCGGAGTTTTCGTCGTCGATTGAGGAAGTCATGCCCGGTCCAGGGCAGATGATGCAGGATGAGGTACAGGGTTCGCCATATGAGCAGGCGCCACCCCAGAAGCAGGGCAAATCCAAGGCCTCCGCTGGTTCGTCCAAGAACCCCTTTGGCCTCACCGACGAGCAGTGGTACGCGGCTCTGGCCGGTGTGGCGGCGGTTATCGCTTACTCCAAGCCGGTTCAGGGCAAACTGAGCACCATGGTGCCCAAATTCCTGGGTGAGAATGGTGAGATCTCCATGACGGGTATGGCCGTGACCGCCCTGATTGCCGCCATAGTGTTCTACTTTGCCCGACAGTTTCTTTCAGACCGAGTCTGAAAGGCTCTTGACTACGGCCTTCGGTCGGCATCTGAGACCCGAGTCGCTTCGCGACTCCCCATAATCTCGGATTGCGTCCCCACAGTACTTGCGCTCCCCAGACTTTGTGTATAATCCGTTGTCTATACAAATCTTCTTGAGCTTTTCAAAATTATCCCAAAATTTGATCGAGTGATCATACTCGGGTACGGTCATGTGGGCCAACTCGTGAATGAGCACATAAAAGGCGGAATTTACATCGTCTCCATCCAGGCAGATGTAAATCTCGTACCCCTTGTTGACGTTTGAACCTATGACGCCATCCTTCTTCCCATTGAGACCCGTGATGATTGCTGGTTTCAGGACGGGTTTCCACATGGGATCACCAGTCTCGCGAAGAATATCGAGCGTCTTGAAGTACCTGTACTTCAGTTCGACCAACATTTCTGGTTCTGAATTAGTTATAGCCACTAGGGCGAGGCCCACTAGGCCCACTGCGAGATAGGCCACCTGGTTCATCTCCTCTAGTGTTTACAAAGACAAATTTTGTATATAAATCTGAGATCAATCCAGTCGGGCTGGGCGCCATGGGTTCCCATACCAGTCGGTTGAATCCCAGGGTTTGCAATTTTTGGATCAAAATTGCCCCGTCCAGAAGGGGCTCCTCCTTGACCCCGTCGGCGTAGAACGGGCCATCCGTCAATCTGACCATAAGTTTTTCATTTTTAATTTGAAATTCATTTCCTAATTTGTCTTTGAAATTACCAGACTCATCAGCCATGGCCTCAGCCCGAGCCTTTTCAGGGGTGATGCCTATGAGGAGACCTCCGGGCTTGAGAGCCACCTTGATGGCCTTGATGGATTCTTCGAGGGTTTTTTCATTTTCAAAAATGTAATGGATGGAAAAGTTGTAGCAAACCACATCATAGGGTCCCGAAAAGGCAGCCTGGCGGATGTCACCCTGACCGAGGAACCAGACGTCGAACCCCATTTCCCGGGCCCGACGCTCAGCCTCTTCGAGTGACTCTTTGTCGGGGTCGATGGCCGCCAACCGTACGCCACACGCCTTCCACTTCCACCAGTCGCCGCCCCGGCCACATCCACAGTCGAGGACATAGGAATTGGGCACCGTGACCCATTTGTTGATGTGCTTACGTTTATAGTTATTGTGGACTTTGCGGAGATCTTCCATTTGCGTTTCTAGACTTAAAAGAAAAACGCTTGTTACTTTTAAATGGGTTCCCTCGAGCAGGATTACCTGACGGTTCCAGGACAGCTTTTCGCTTGTGTGTCGTTTGTTGGCCCAGATCTGCCCCAGAAGAATGATCAGCTGGGTCTGAAGATTCGTGGTTGCTTCCCTACCCGTGACGAAGCGGGTGCCCACGCCAAGCGCCTTCAGAAGGATGACGCACTGGTCGACATCTACGTGGTGGATATGTACAAGTGGCTTCTGATTCCACCCAAGCGCGATGAGATTGATAACGTTCACTATCAGAACGATAAGCTCGAGGAGATTATGGTCAACTACCGCAAGAGTCAGCAGGCGGCCGCGGCCATGTTCGAGAAGCGTAAGCGTGACATGATGGCCAAGCCCATTGAGGGCAGCGACACGCCCTTCATCGAGCCAGGGGACGAGCACAGCAAGTACTACACCAAGCCGGACGTTCCACCGATTCCTCATCCGGCTGATCTGTTGAACGACCTGAAGAAGGAGTTCCCAGAGGCTTCGATGGAGGAGCTGGTTGCCAAGGCGGATATCCGCGTGGCCGCCGAGATCATGAAGCGCAAGGAGGCTGAGGAGAAGTCCCTGGCCGATGTCAAGGCTGAGGAGGACGCCAAGACGAAGGAGCCGATCATCGAGGAGGAGGAGGTACCCGATGCCGCCTAAAATATTGCTAACTAGTACTAATAATGTTATTTAAACTGATTGCGGTCGTGATGGTGTTGTACCTATTGTACCTTGCGTACAAGCGGTTCCCACCGGCACCCGCAAGAATATCTCAAACTGTTGCCGCTAATGACAATCAGTTTGATGTATTCAGAGATATGGAACCAGCCGATCAGACTCGGGAGAATCCTTGGCTTGGTTTTCTTCAGGAGGACGTCCGTGTGAAACGCACGGGTCCTATTGGAGATTTTATTGGGGCTGATTCCAATTCTGGAAGTGCAATTTTATATACGGTGACCTAGCCTGTGGGGATCCAAGTCCTTCGGAATTGCCCTTTTCACTTAGCAGCGCTAATTACAATAGGCCGCATACTGACTACCAGAACGCCGATGACGATACCGAGAAGAATGAGACCTATGGGATTTGTATTTTTCAGAAAATCAAGGGGATCTTTTGGAGACTCGAGGTCACGATGAAACATGGGGCGGGGCGGCTGCTCTTGAATCGGCCAATCATTTTCGGATGGGGGCCCGTTTCTTGACTGGGACGGCTGGTCGCTTTTTGACAGGAACGGCAGGTTTTCCATCGTCGTCACTCTCTGAATCACCACTCTCGCTTTTATCTGGTACGACAAAGCCGTCTAAATTTCCATCCTCATCGGCATCTTCTTCATCATCTTCCTCTTCGGAAAAATCATCCGATTCCCCATCTGATTTGATCTCAGACTCGTCGGAATCGTAATCTTCAGCTGCATAGTCATCCTCCACCTGCTCAACAGGCTCGTAACGTACGGGGGGCTTCGATACGCGCCCTGAACGCGTCCGCCCCTCAGGTGTCGGCGCGGAGTCTTGGGTAGGGGCCGTCTGGTCGGGCATCTGGATAGTCCACGAGTGATTCGTTTAAGTACTTGGGGAAGAAGATGATGCCTCGCGAAATTGCATTTTGGATTATTATAAACTCTCCTTCATATCCCAGTTCGTTTGCAATGGTATTGAGATCCTCCTGATGCTCTGCGTCATCCGCCCGTCTTATTCCCATGGCAATGTCTCTGATATTCTCTAAACACGCGTAGAGCGACTTGGCGGACTCGTCAAGTTGGTCGGTCGAAGCCAACCGTTCGAACTCTTGGATGTTGGTCAAAAATCTTTCCCAGCTCTTTGGGTCCAGACCCGAGTACTTGTGCACCTTCTCTTTGTACTTTTTGAAACGTGCGACTGGGCCCATCGGGAAGAAAATCCATAAGAAAACTGCAAGAAGGACTACCCACAATAGCAACGTCATTGAGTTGCTCTACTATTGATGGAGGGAGAATATGTTCCTGACCCTTGAACTCGCGACAGTCCTCGTCAAAGCACCGCTGGGAGATGCGTCCAGAACGTATAGAAAACCATGTATGATTCGACTTATGGTCCTTGTGAATCCCCTCACAATACTTGGAGTCGGTCTGAGCGAACCAACCGTCGTGATCGTTCCTCTGAACCTTCTTGATATGCGTTCTCCATTGACCTTCCATATATTTGCGCACAAACTCCTCAAGTGGGCCGTTATTTTCAAGAACCTCCTCATGACGCGCCTCTTCCTCCGTCCGCACAGCAAAGAGCGTGAGGATTTCCACGCTGGGTTCCTTTGCGAACAACGTGCCGTTCAGGTCCCTCCATGGAACATACGGGTCTCCGGTGGGTTTCTTGTGGGACCATAACATTCTGAGACCTGACCCTCCATAAACCGACGCATCGATCACACGATCCCAATCAAAGGCAAAGTCTCGTGATAAATTTAAAATTATTTTTGATCTAAAATTAAGAGCCTGAGTTCTGGTGACCACCAAGTCTGGCCAATGAATATGAACCCCTGATTTTATGAGACCATCTGCTATAGGTCTCGGACGCGCTCGAGCAATCAGACATCTTGATGACGTGCCAAGGGCTTCGTGAATTATAGAACAAAATTGGATAAGATCTTCATCCTTCAGTTTCTCTTGGGCCTTGTAATCCAGGTCCACGAAGAATTTGAAAAGTTCCGTCTTTTGCTCGACCACGTACAATTTTGTTCCTGAATTAATCGCATCCACACAGGCTTGGTTGAATTCCCTGGTTTCCTCTGTGGGTACGAAAAGGATCCCACCATCCATGAGGACGTGGGTGGCGTGGCCGTTCGGGACCCGCCATCTTTCTATTGACATTATCAATTCAGAGACTAAATTCTCTAAGAGTCTTCATCATCACTATCTGCTATAAGCCAAGACCAGAAGGGGCGGGGGCCCTTTTTCTTTTTTTGGGGTTCCTCCTTTGGGATCGACTCTTTCAGAGTCTCCTGCTCCTGCTCAAGTTTTTCAATTTCATAACACAATTTGCGAAGGGACATGTCCTGTGCAAGTTGTTTAGGGTCTTCATCCTGACCTCGCATAGATGCCAGGATGGTGGCGAACTCGATTTTGGATCGGGTCATCCTATAGTAAGTGCGTAGCAGTTATTTGGTCGCGCGTAGCGCGGCCGGTTAAGAATTTTGAAAAAGGCTCGTGGCCGCTGGCGCGTCGGAATGACTTCGTCATTCGCCCTAGACCCTGAGATTAAAAGGAATCTTTGGCTGATTAAGGGCCTGTTGAAATTCAGGGTTGCCCAAGACGTGCTGACGTATCATGGGCCAGAGGTTTGGCAATTTTGAAATGGAATCAAGATTTTCAAATTTACAGTCGTCATTCTCATCATAATTCTTGCGGAAGGGTACAGAGTTGGCGTCCATCTTGCCCATTTCCTCCGTGAACCGTTTGACGATGTGCCGTTGTTCAATGGGGGTCATTTGCATGTTAAATACATAGACGTGATAATGGTTCAGAACATCCACACCATCCTCCACATCCCGGGGTTCTGGTGTATTGGTCGAAAACTTGAAGTAGGCGTAGGAGCCGCGCTTCAGGTTTATGATGCCACGTGTTTCTTCTTCGAGTTCACGAACTGCACACCGAAGTGGGTTGTAAATCTCGCGTCGGCGACACCCGCCTGTGACGAAGGTCCATTCACTGTACCTTCTGTCGTGCACGATGAGGAAGTGGGGAACTTCATTCACTAGGCTGACGGGTATGGCGATTGCTTTGTGCCTCTCTCGAGGGCCTCTGGGCAACATTGTCACCCTCTGATACTTCCAAATCAAAAAAGTCACGGAGATTTCCCGTGCGCGGACTGTAGGTAATCAAAAACACAAGTCCCAAAAGAAGGACCCAGTGCCAGAGTTGCATGGAGACCAAGGCGCAGCCTTGTGAAAATTATATGTTTAAAATTGGGTTTAATTGGCGTAGAGGAGCGAGCCGAGGCCGTTCTGGATGCGGAGCACATTGTAGCCGATGGCGTACAGGTACGTGCTCTTGATCAGAGCGCCGATGGTGATGGTGGGGGGCACGACGATGCGGTACGTGTCCAGACGGGAGAAGTTCAGGGTGCCCGTGGGCTGGAGCTTGGAGGTGTCCAGGCAGTAACTGATGATGCCCACATTGGCCAGACCGGCGTCCTGTCCGTTGGGCAGGTAGCCATAAGGCGTATTGAAGTACTGGGGCAGGTCAACATAGGTGGGCAGGTGGCGGAACTCACCGACATCCACACCGTTCACCTGGGTCTTGAGCTGGTGATCCTTGACGAGAGCCGCGTTGGTGCCAGTGCTTCCGTAAGTCTGGGTGTAGTTGTTGCTCGTGAAGGCCAAGAACTTGACGGGCTGAGCCAGAGCCAACTCCTGCATCGTCTGGGAGCCCAGAACGATCGTGCGCTGGACCTGGGTAATCAGCAGATCCTGGGGCGTGTTGGCGAAGTAATCGCGCTCAGCCTGGTCCAGGTACGTGAAGTTGGCCCAGCAGATGTACTGCAACTGGTTGTAAGTGCTGGCGCCCACGGCGGCGTTGAAGCCGGTCGCGGTCGCCAGGCTTGAAGACCAGGTGATGCGCAGCTCCACGTCGTGGAACTGCAGAGCCAC